AGATCAATTATAGATGAATCAGACATACTTCCTTACTTCTTGAGAGAAGTAACTGGATACAAGGTTATAGAAGATAATAATTATAGAAATACATATGTATATCCAGTAATAGTTAGAGATGATGGAGGGACTGCTTCATCTAATTATACACAGTTTAGACAACCTTATATTATGCCATCAACAAGTGGTATTCAAAAGGGTATGTATTTAGAGCCACATTCTGGTAATAAATTTAAAGGAGCATTTGCTTTTCCAATATATTTAGGCACTGGATTGCACGAAGGTTCTGGAAGTTTACCACCTGTAATCGATACAGATGGATCTTTTGATACTGGTAGATTTATTTTAAAAAGCAGTGTTTCTAGCGCTAATAAAAATGCAGCTATTAATAGTGGTCAAGTTTACGGATATGATGTTTTACAATACAATGTAAGTACTAAAGCAATACAATATTTACATATAGCTAATCCAGAATTAAAAGGTCAACCAGGGTTAATTAAAAACAAAGAAATAGGATTAAGAATAACTGAAACAGAACCGAGTTTGTTTAATTATTCTAAAGTATCAATTCAATCGAGAAAAGGTGAAGAATCTCAAAGTCCAATTATGGAAAATGCTTATAGCTCTTTTGAGTATCAAAAAGTTATAAACGGACCATATAATCCAAGGGCTACAAATATGGATAATGCTACTGGAGCACATCCAAGTTTTTCTAATCTTGTGTACGGAATAGCAAAAAATTCAGCACAAGAAGGAGATTCTAGTGTTGATAATAGATACAATGACGACCATGAAGATAAAGCAAGACCTGAAAAAGTAAGTTATACAGAATGGATTAATCCCACACCTTTAGAAGCAGACAGAGATCAGTTGAATCATCGTGTAGGCAGACCAGAGGTTGAGTCAGTCATAGTGACTTTACTAGTACAATCCTTGTATGAACAACATATTGACTTTAAAAATGTCATACAACCAAAATTAAATCTTGGACCAACAAATTTAAGAATTGGTGTGCTGGTAGGTTTCGATGGTTTTTCTGAAGAAATTGGAAGAAGTAGAAGTAATGATGGGATAGAACAAAGTATGAAAACTAGCTCATTGCGGCACACTCCTGTAGAAACAGTTATTACTATAAGAGGTGTTGCTAGAGGAGCTTATGCTATGGACACAAATGAAATACCATTACCCTCCCATACAGTATTGCAAGAATACTTTCCCAATGAATCTTTAAAATCTCTTGAGAAGAGATTTCATAGATTTGTTAAAGTGAGAAAATTGACTTATGAAACAGATTCAACTCTCATTTCTAGAGAGGTTTCTGTTTATCAAATTATAGAAAAAGTTCCGTGTAATTTTACATACCCAAGTTCAGCTTTAGCAAAAGTAAATCTTGATGCACGACAGTTTAATACTCCACCAAGAAGAACATTTGATCTTCGTATGAAAAAAATTCAAATACCTTCAAATTACTATCCATTAGATGTTGATGGTAGAGACCGAAGGTTTATAGACGATGCTTCCAAAATACACGAAGGTGGTAATAGAATGATATATGATGGAGATTGGGATGGAACTTTTAAAATAGGCTGGACTGACAATCCTGTTTGGATTATTTATGACCTTTTGACTAATCAAGATTATGGAATAGGAAATAGATTAGACGACTTAAGAGATATAGATATATTCCAATTATATAAAATAGGTAGATATTGTGACGCAGTTGATTCGAATGGTAAATTTGTTGGACTACCTGATGGTTTTGGAGGGTTAGAACCAAGATATTCTTGTAACATATTATTAGAAGAGGCTTCAAATGGATTTGAGTTAATTAAAGAATTAGCTACGAGTTTCCAAGGAATGGCTTATTATGCAGATGGAAAAATAAGATTTTATTCTGATCAACCCAGACCTAACGCTGCACATTTTAATAATCAAAATGTATTTGATGGAATATTTAACTACGAAGATACGTCTAAAGTTTCTAGGTTTACTGTAGTAGATGTGCAATTTTTAGATAAGAGAGATGACTACAAGTTAAAAGTTGAAAGCGTTGAAGATGAGGATGGTTTGAGAAAAAATGGAATCATAAGAAGAAGCGTAAATGCTAGAGGTGCCACAAGCAGAAGCCAAGCAAGAAGATTGGGTAAATATATATTATATTCAAACAAGCTAGAAAGAGAAATTGTGTCTTTCGAAACATCAAGTGAGGCTTTAATGTTGACTGTGGGAGATGTGTTTACTGTAAACGATGAACTAAAACAATTTGAACCAGCCTTCACTAGGGTCGCTTCATCCGAAGTCTCTTCTGCCATAGGAAGCTTTAGGTATTATAAGTTTTTGGGCACGAATAGAGATAATACTCCAACAGAAACACGGCAAGGTATCAGGGAAATACATTTAGTTGATAGTGATGGAATTACTTACCCAACAACAGACTTTTCTGACAGTGATCTTGCTGGCGGTGGATCAGATACAACTGGGCCTTATGTACAAGGTGGGCTGACTGTCACAGCCGGTTATTCACATAGCGAGACATATGGACCACACGAAGCTTTTAAGGGTACTTCCCAGATGTGGTGGACTCTGGGTCTAAACAACGTGGCTGGTGAAAATGCAGATCTCAATCATCTAACTGTTGATTTCGGATCAGCCAAAACTTTGACTGAAATTCAAGTTGAAGTTGATAAATCAAACCACGACTGTCTTAAATTAAGAATATTAGCTTCTAACTCTGCTGACTTTAGTAGCTTTGAAGTATTTGGAGAAATAGACTACCAATCAGAAAGTAACATAACTGATTTAAATGAACAAAACGTAACAGTCAAAAACGGAAAAATAGTAACAATAGCAGAAGGAGGCACTATTTCTGCAAGTAATCTTCCACCTGCTGAAGGGCAAATTTTTGTAGAAAAAACCTTTAATACTGGATCGTTTAACAACAATAGAATACATATATATAATGCAACAGGAGCTTCAGGAGTAGATGATTATTTCCATACAAATGTAACTGGGGGAAAAATTAATGCAACTCTTTTAGATGATTATCAAAGGGTACAAGCTCAAACAGTAGAGGTTACTGGAATATCCGAGGTCAACGACCTTTACAGATTAGAAATTCATTCAGACTATAATGTATCGCAAGTGCCTCAAGGATCTTTTGTTGGTTTGGATTTACAGCATACATCTGGACAAACTTTTAAAGTAATAGAAATCAAACCGACCGAAAACAATAGATATGCTGTTTTGGGTGGCGAATACAACAGTGGAAAATACGATTTAATTGAAGCTATTGAAACAGGAGAAAACAAATCAGTATTTTTTGATAAAATAGAAACGCCTCACAATATAGGAATACCACAACACGAAGTTCAAGAAATATCTGCTCCTCTTGGCTTTGAAACAAGTGTTACTAGATTGAACGACAATACTTTTGATATAAATTATGCTATAACTGGAGCTTTAAATGGAAACGAAGAAGCTTACGATATTTCTTTAGTTTTCCCCAATGGAAGAAGGTTTGCAAAAACAGTAGCTAAAGGAACTGAAGTTGTTGGGTCTTCTATTAGAACTTCTGGATTTTTTAATGGATTATATACTTTTGGAAATTATAATATGTTTGTGAAATCTTTTTCTGGAGATTTTGCTTCGTCTGAACTTTTAGATAAAACCAACCAAATAGGATAGCAATTTGAAGACACTACGAAAAACTATAAGGGTTTTACCCGTAGAGCATGATGTAATCGAGTTTTTTAAATTAGATTTTAATGGCAATATTTTAAATATTTGCCATGAAATGGGTTGTTACTTACTAGAACTTGAAGAAAAAAACTTCTTTAAAACAGAATTTTTCAATAAAAACAAAAAAATAAATGCTTTTTTATCAAATGAAATAAAACTAGAATCATCAGGATATAAAGAAGATAAAGAAGTTTTAAAAAATTTTTTAAAATTTGAATCTGGAGTAACTTTTTTCCCAAAAAAACTTTCTGAAGAAATAGATTTAATTAAATTAACGCTAAAAAATCAAGGAAATGTGACAGATGTTATCTTTTTAAGGTTAATAGTGTAAAAAAAGTAGGCATGGAAAGTTTCAAAGACATACTAAAAAGAAAAATTGGTAAAAAGATTAGTATTAGGGGTGAGTCTAGCTTAAACCCTCCTGCAACTAATAATACTTTGATGTCTTCATCTTCCATGGCTGTTTTGGATTTGCTGGCCGAAGGTCCAATCGAAGGTTTGTCCACTAAAGATGGAAGAAGGTCAGAAGGCATGGATTTGTTAGAGTCCGTATTTTTAGATGGAATTAGAGTTAAAAATCCAACATTTGAGGCTTCTGCAGGAAAAAGAATACCATATGAAAATATAGAATTAGTTGGAAGATTGGAAACAGGGGCTATAGAAGCTGCATTCTTCAATATTAGTGGCTCATTAAGAGAATATGAAAGATTTCTTACTAAAGCCGATGTCTCTGCTCCAGGAGGAGTAACAGCTTATAATGCGTCGTTAAAAATCAGAGAAATAGATGGATTTAAAAGCGAATTACTAAATTTTATTACTGAAAATTCTGGGGATTTGGGTAGATATGCTTTTATGCAATATCTAACTAGTGGTATATTTGAACCTAGTGACGGAATAACTGGAAGAGGTAAATTTGATCCAGGGCAAAAAACATCTTACAATCAAACTACTTTTAATCATTTTGCAACAGTGGGTACTAGTGCAACTGGTGGACATTTATATAAAAGAACCATACAAAAAAGAGATGGTTCGCTTGTAGAAATGCCAAAAGATATGCAATTTGCAATACCTGGTTTTTTTAATAGTGACCCATTTGTAGGGGATTATGCAGCTGGGGGTTCATACCCACCACTTCCAGAACATGTTGGTAAAGTAGGCTCTGGTTTAAGATTGGAAGGCTTTTATGGAGGTGGAATTATTTTCTTTGATGCGGGTACTGGATATAAAAATGATCCAACCCCTTTAACATCAACAATTACAACAGAAACAGACAATACTCATTCTGTAGACAATACAGAAGATATAACACTACACTTTGGTCCAGGTCTAACTGGATATCACACACGCAACCAGAGGAATAGTTCAAATATTCACCTTTTCGAAGAAAATTTTACTACAGCTGGTTTTATAGATTTCTCTGGAACCACCGAGCATCTTCAATTTGCTAACAGTGATGGGCCTTTTGGTGTTGCTATAGATACTAATGATGCAATGAATCTTGGGGGTTATTTTAAAGCTAGTGGTGCTGGTGATTATACTTTTCATCTATCTTCTGATGATAGATCATATGTGTGGATAGGTGATAACGGAGCTCCAGAAAACAGAACCATAGACAATTATACTATTACAAGTACTTACAGTAGTCAGAATAGAACTGCAGTGGTTAGTATGGAGGCTGGTAGAAGTTACCCGTTTTATGTTATGTATGAAAATGGGGCTGGCGCTGACAAACTTCAAATAAAAGTACAACCTCCAGGAGGAAGCTACCAAACTGGATTTAATGGATTTTGGTTTCATACAACTGGAGCTACACATTTGAGTGCTTCAACGGGTATGAAAAGCGGTTCAAACATTGGTTTTGAACCTGGTTACGGTGTTACATTCGTTGCGGATTTTAGAACTAGAAAGAAGTCTGATTTTCCTAGTGGTAAATTTTTTATACAATCTGGAAGATCTGATTTTGATGCAGCTGTGGGTAGTGGTATAAGTGGAGATTATGATGTTTTTGCTTTTAAACCTAACGGAGGAATGTCTTTTGCAAATGTGGTTTCAACTCAAAAAGATCCTTTGCCAGGAGAATTTAATAACAAATTTTTAAATTTAACTTTTACTGATGATTTTTTAGCTGAATACAATTTTAATAATATATCTTTTAATCATAGAAAAGGTTATGAACAACAACCCGTATTAGAAGGTTACGATATAGGAGCTCAAGATTTTGATGTTAGAAAAAAATTATATGGTCCTTTAAGATATGGAGGAGCTGCAACTGGGGGTAGTGGAGACGAAGCGGCAACAGGAATAGCAGCTGGATATAGTGACTCAAGAGGTGGTGGAGATTTCTCTGCTTGGTCTACCAATTTCCCAACCGAACATGACGGATATCCATATACTTGGACGGTAAAAAGACCAGAAGTCAAAAAAGTATATCCTACATTATCTATAGAAGCTTTAAGTAATACCATAGACAATGGAGATAATGCCGGTCAAGAAACAGGAGCGCAAATAGCTTTTTCAATTGAATATGGGTTTGAAGGAGATATACCAAATTTAACGGCTTCAACTTTAACAGATCCAACAGTTTACTTACAAGACGGTAAGTCATTGCAATCAATATATTTAACGCTACAAAAACAATCATTAAATAAAACGTACGAAGGTGTTACGACTTCAGCTTATTTAAACACAGTGAGGGAATTAAATGATTTACCCCAAAACAAAGCATTGCAAAATGTAAGAGTGGATGACACAAGTATTCCAGGCTTAACAGATGCTGACATAACATCTTATACAAGTTATAATAGTGGAGATTTATTATTTCCTGGTGAAGAATGGAAAAACATAAATAGATACATGAAAGTTCAAAAATTAAGTTTTGAAACTGATTCTACTTTGATTTCTAGGGAGGCATCATTGAATTATGTTACAGAAGAAATAGGAGAAAGCTTTAGCTATCCATACGCCGCACTTTCTGCATTTCAATTTGACGCGAGAACTTTCGCGCAACAACCGACCAGAGAATATGACGCTAAACTAAAAAAAGTTTTAATCCCATCAAATTATTTTCCATTAGACACAAAAGGCAAAGACAAAAGATTTGTAAATGAAAAAGGATTTTTTGATTCAAGAGCTGCAATAGAAATAAACGCTACAACAGATTTTGCCATAGCTAATCAAGACATTACCATAGGAACTGAAGATGTTGAAATTGAATTTAAATACGACCCAGCAGAAGTTTATCCTAAAACAAATGGGGCTAGTGTTGGGGATTTTATAATTACAAAAGCTGGAGGGTCTTTGAGATCAAACGGATTTGAGGTATTCCATTATAAAACAACTCAAACAAGTCAAGATGTTAGAATTGCTGCGTTAGTTACTAAATCAACTGCAAATGAAATGGACAAACAAATAAACATTTCATTAGAAGATAGAATAAATAATGCTAAATTAATTCCAAAAGGATTTGATGATTATCAATATCTAGGAGAATTTCAAAATAAAGTCAGTGTAGGAAGTTCTAAACCATACAGATCAGATGGTACTGGAGAAGATATAGATGTTACATTTGATCTTTTAATTGGAGAAAATGTGTCATCTAATGATATTATGTGGACTGGTGGATCTTACAACAGATTAGAGATAATAATTAGAAATGGTAAGTTTAGATTAGAGTATGTAAGTAATAATGGTTTCGGTAACAAAGTGCAAAGCGACAGAATATTCAAACCATTTGAGTTAGTAAAACTACAACTTGTAGGAACATTACAAAATGGAGTACAACTAAAAGACACTGAAACAAATACTATTATATGTGAAATTACAGCTGATGGCACTGCTGGTACAAACAGTACAGTAGTGCAGTTAATTGATACTTTTGCAAACGCGTATACAGCAGGAGAAGTTATTTCAAATGGACCGTACTACATACTTGGAGTCAATTCGCACAACCCAACTCCTAGTAGAAAGGGTTACGGAGCAATGCGAAATTTAATTCAAAATGGAACAACTGTATTTACGGATGACATGTTTGGCGTAGGTGGTTTTCAGAGAACTGACACTACTGAACATACAATAGGCAGTAAGTTTCCACAAAGAAATAGTGATATTTACATATGTAAATTAAGTCTAGTAGGACAAACATTTACTTTTAGGGTTACTACAGTAGGTGGGGAGTTGGTTGGAGAAGGTACGGAAACAATGTCAACAGCTAGAGGTTCTATTAGTTTCGCAGGAAGTAACAGATTAACATTTGGCAGGAGAACCAACGATGCATCTACCAATGTAAATCCAAAAAGTATTTTTGCGGATATTAAAATAACAAAAGCTGGGACTATCATACATAATTATATAGGAGATATTGCTGAATCGGCAGTATCACCATCTGAATTAGAAGACAGTGTTGGGGGAAATAATTTAAAATTCCAAGACACAATACCTAATTCAATAGAAGTCAGCACATTTGGTAGTGCTAGACCACTAGTGTACAATGGCCATTGGGATGGATCGTTTAGATTAGGTTGGACAGATAATCCAGCTTGGATTCTTTACGACTTAATGATTAACCCAATATATGGAATAGGTAATAATTTAGATGATCGACAAGATATAGATATTTTCAGACTTTATGATTTAGCTAGATATTGTGATGCGGTTGATAGCGATGGACATTTTGTTGGTGTACCAGATGCTACGGAAGGTTTAGAGCCAAGATTTTCCGCGAATTTGTTAATTAAAGAACCTAAAAACGCTTATGAAACAATAGGAAATATAGCATCTATATTCAGAGCAATAGCATTTTGGGATGGAGCGTCTTTAAACTTCTCAATGGATAGACCTAAAGGTATTCATGGTATATTTAACAACGGTAATGTTTTTGATGGAATATTTAATTATGGAGATATTACAAAAGAAAGTAGATTTAATCGTGTAGAAGTTTTTTACGCAGATGCAAAAGATGATTTCCAAATTAAGACAGAATATGTAGAAGATGAAGAATCTATAAGAAAACACGGATTGATCGTAACAAAAAATAATGGTATTGGTTGTACATCAAAATCTCAAGCTAGAAGAATGGGTAAATTTATTCTTTTAAGCAATAGAAACGAAACTGAAATAGTTAGTTTTAGAGCTGGGCATGAAGCTATGCTTTTGGGTCCAGGAGATGTTATTAGGATAGATGATGAATTAAAGAATTTTGAAATCAACTACGGCAAAATTTTGGAAGTTAATACTGGGAGTAATTACGCTGGATCTTATTTAGGAATTGGAACTCAAGTTTCCACAGGTTCTATATCAACTGGTTTAGCCGTAAATAAAACTGGTGGTATCTATGTAAACGACAATAAGATACAAACACCATTAAAAGATTTATACGACATAGCTAACTTTGATACTACATATACTTTTGAAGGCACACAATATACTGGAGAATTTCCTTTTGACAAAATTAGTGGTGCAAATGCAGAGCAGGTAACTCAATTTTATATTACTGGAATGGAAAAAGCTAATGATAATCAAACTAATTTATTGTTAGACACGGGCGATGCTAATTTTACTGGAATCACAGGAATTAGACAAGGTCATAATTTCAATATTCAATTAAACAATAACATTCAAGAATATTATAAAGTAATAAAATTAAGACCAGTAGAAAATAATTTATTCGAAATAGAAGCTTTGCAATATGATTCTGGTAAATATCATAAAGTAGAATCAGAAGATTTCGATACAACGCCAAACAATTACAATATAGGAATACCTTCTCATACAGTTAACAGACCTACAACACCTACTTTTGTGGGAGATACTCTGCAAGAAGGAGATTTGTCTTTTAGTTATACAGGTTTAATTACCGCTCAAGGCAATAAGGTTGAAGATAAGTATAGGGTCACTGTATTAAAGCAAAATTTATCTGCACCATACGTACAAAGAGAATTTTTAAAAGCTGGAGACACAACACCATTTAAACTACATCATCTGAAAGCAGGAACTTATGTAGCGACTGTTGTTGCTTTGAAGAATCCAGAGTCAAGTCAAAATTCTAGCCAAGAATTTACAATTAATGAAAAACCTTTAAAGTGGGTAAATCCGTTCATGAGTAATATAACTTTAATAAATGGAGATACATCAAGTTATTCATCAAACTCTGGATCTGGATCAATTCATGGCGAATCAGTAGACTATAGATTAACAATCAAAAACAGATATGACGAATCAGTTATATTAACACACCAACAAGAATACACATTTAATGTATACGCCAATATGGGAACAGGTTACAAATTGATTGACAGTAATTATAGAGATAACTCATATGTCTTTTCTCAAGCAAAGAATTACGCCACATTTGGACAATTTACTACTGGATATGAACTTAAGTTTGAACTACAAAAAAATGGAGAGAGCTTAACTCCCTCCACTTTCTATACGAGTTTGATTCCAACGCCAGGATTATAGCAATTTTAAAATCTTTCTACATTCTTTAGCAGGAACATCTTTAAAGCTTTGCCACTTTTTAATTTCAGAAGCGTCGCCTTCGTAAGAACCGTCTTTGTATAAACCACGTAAATGATCCTTGAAATCTTCAAAGGAGGATATACCTAGTTTATCATTTAGATTCTTTTTTAAGATGCCTTGAGGCGTTATATCAGTTGTTTTAGACGTCTGTTCTATAGGTTTATCCTTGTTTTTTGAACTGTCTATTTCATCTGCACCAACAATGTGAATATTTAAAAAGTTACGAACACAACGTACAAAGGCACGATTTTCTGCAATACATTCTAAAAATTTAGCCGCAAAACCATTTGTATTATTGGTTGTAGCATTAGCAATTGAAGTGAAGACTTGAGAACCATTGCTTTCATAGTTTTCAATCCAATTGATCATACATTGTGCAACAACTCGATCATCTGAAGATTCAGATATATCATAAGTGACACTGTGAAAACCACGCAATCTTGCAAGCTCTTTAATACCACTTAACTTAATTAAAAGTTGGCTATCATCAAGACCCTCTATAGAATCTGGAACTGGCATTTTTCTGTACTCAAACCAATCCTTATTTGGATAAAGATGATCTGCGGAAATCATAGCTCTCCAATTAACAGAACCATCTTCGTTAAAAACATAATCTACTGACTCCAGAAGACCATGTTCGTTTCTTTTGTATTTTTCTGGACTACTCATATAAATATAAACTTTCTATTTCTTTTAAAGAATCTTTACTATACTTGAAACTATTAGTTTTGTCAAGTCTTTTAGCTGAAGATTCTGAATAAAAAGTTTCGCCTTTACTTACAAAAGATTTATTAGAACAGAACTTTGTATTGTCTGTTATGAGACTTTTAACATCTTCTTCTTTTGGTTTGGGTTCTGGCACAACAGGAAAATCAAAATACTTTAATCTTAACTCTGATATATTATCTTCGTTTTCGGTTAATAAAATAAGATTGATTTTATTTTTTTTAATAAATTTAAAAAAATTAGTATAGTCGTATTCAAGATCGTTTAATTTGAAAACAATTTGCTTAATATTATTTTTTATAAAAGAAAGAGCATCTGGTGGTATTTCTTGTTTTAAGAAAAGACATAGTTGATAGTGCTTACCCCAATTTACAATATTATTTAAATCATAATGCAAGTCAGCTCTTAAGTTTATGTTTTTTCCTTTTAAAGAATCAGAAAATCCAAAGAAATCGGGTACAATTTCTAAAGATAGATTTTGAAAAACTGCCCCTTTGCGAATAGTTTTAAACTCTATTTTTGCATCAATATTTAATTGGTTTAAAATGTTTTGGGCGATATCTTCTGGGTTGATGTCGTTGATTCTTTTGGGGTTTTCTTCCATCATGTAAGATGGTTTATATTTATCAAAATTAGGTTCAATACTAATACATTTTGACTTCTTGTTCCAAAGTGGTTTTGAATTTTCTTTTAGTAAATTAAAATGAAGGATTACGGAAGGTATATCATATGCACTTGCAATATGACCTGGTAAACTATCAACACCTACGTGCATCATAGCATTCTTAATTACATAATTCATTTGTTTAAATGATGTAGGTATGAAATGATCAACATGTTTGCCGGCTTTTTCTTGTGGACCACCAACTTGAACTACCTTAATTCCTTTTTTATTAAGATATGGTTTTACCAAATCAAAAACGATATCCCAATAATCATATTGTTGGGCTTGCATTTTAATTGGATTCTGAAACGTAATATATTTTTCAAAGCAAATAGGGAAATAATGTTCTGTTAATTCTGGTTTGCCAATTTTAACACCCAAATCTTTTGCGTAAACTTCAGCTATATGACTCATATGATTTTACCTCCTGTATGTTTGAATTTGTTATTTTATTGATTTTATTTTTAATTTCAAAACGTTTGTCGTTTGTGTGATAAACATCTCTAGCTAACCTCACAAAGGTTGATCCAAAGTCTTTATTTCTTTCATGCTCCCTTATCTTATCCTCAATACCCCAGAGACCTCTGTTAATTTGGTAAAGAACATCTCTTAATAAAGACAATTCTTCAGCTATAAAACCTTGGAATTGATTATATATTTTTTCTAGTTGTTCTTTTTCGTTACGAACGTTCTTTAACTTTTCTTCGTCTGTAATATTTTCTAATTTTACATCAAGAATTGTTAATTTGTCAACAAGTTCTCCAGTTGAAATCGGTATTCTAATTTTCATATAATTCGAATTGTGGTTTGTCTAAACCATTGTGATGGTAATTGTGAAATCTTTGAGTACCAAAATGTGGCAAGAAAGCCATATCAAAATAACCTTTGTGATCTCCCTGTCCCTCTAAAAAATGTAAGTTATCTAATTGTGGGTGGTATGGTAAAACTTTATGTACATTTTGATTGTCTTCTATGTAATCAAAGAATTGAGGTTTTGTAAAGACATAAATGTCATATTCTTTATATTGTTTTTTTAGATTACCCATTAATGAATTAATCCACAAAACATCTCCAGCGGATTCTGGCATAATCACAGCAATTCTTTTACCATCATCTAAAAGCTCCATTAATTCTGGTGCTTTTTCTTTATCTTCTTTGTCCCAGTCAAAATCATAATCAATGTCTGGCGAAGAATCAATGATGGCTTCTAATTTTTTGCCTATCACCTCTACTGAATAATTATCAATAGTAAACTGTCTGGCTTTTCTGCCAAGCTCTCTTACCTTTTCTGGTTTCATTTGCCAAACTTTTTTAAGTTGTTTAGCGATGCTAGAAGCGTAAGTGGAAGCTTTAATGAATTGAGTTCCAGGCTCTCTATATTCCGCCCAATCTAAAGGGAAACCTCCGCTTTCGGCTGTACAAGAATCCTCACCGCAGGAATAATTAGTAACTAATGTAATTAATTCTGTTAACTTGGCTTCGAAAATAGGTATTTCCATACCGCCACTTGTAAATGGGTGGCAATAAACATCCATTAAATTATAAATTTCGTTTAACTGTTGTTCGTCTACACCAGCAGAAACATTTGTTGTGTTTTGGCATTTTTCAGTTCCGCAAAAACGGCAGTTTTGTTCCTGTCCAGTAAATGGTTTTACCTCATAGTTTCCACAAGACGAGCAAAAATATGTCGTAAGAATATCATTGGGGTCTATATTTTTTTCCTTAATTAATCTTGGTATATCCCAACCTTCAGACCAATGAGTGTGCAAAAGTAATTTAGCTTGAGGACAATCCTTTTTAAAGATTTTAAATCCATCTAACATATTTGGCACACTTTTTCTTAATTGGTTTCTAAAAACAAAACCGATAATATAATTATCTTGTAAGCCAAAAAAAGATTTTAATTGATTTCTTTTCTGATCATCAAATCTAAAAAAATCATTTGTATCAATTGAGCCGTGCAAAGTCTTAACGTGGTCGTGACCAATTTCTTTTAAATCTTTTTCTGCAAAAGATGACCACACATAAAAATTCTTTGTTTTGGGTGCTGCATCTATAGCTTGTTGTAAAATTGGTTGACTATCTAAAGTGGTCCAAATCATATGATTAATTTTATCCCACCAAGGCTTATCCCAGTAGCCTGCGAAACCCCAAATATCTTCTACCCCAATATAAAAATCTGGTTTATGTTTTTTGATTACATGGTCTATTCTTTCGGCACCGTATCCTGCCGCTCTACCCCTTTCTGGATTTGCGTTTAATTCTCTTATGGTGTTTGGGTCATTTGGTAACGAACCTTCACACAACCAAGGTTTTGTTTTATGCTCTGGGTGGTCAAATGGAGAACCATTAGCAAGCTCAATCAATTTATATTTACCAGTTTTTTGTAAATACTTTAAAATATTCTTACAATGTTTACCAAACCCAGTAAACGCTCTGGAGTTATTAGAGTGATAGACGACTGTTTTCATTAGCTATGATCAAACAATTTATAAAGATATAGTTCTAAAAGAGATTTAAGCGCTCTCGCTTCCCCCATTTCTACTCCAATACCAAATTTTAAAGTTGTATTCTTGATAACTCCCAATGACCAAGCTTGAACTCCATTGTTTTTTGTATATGGTTTAAATGAGATAGTTGTTTTATCGTCATTATATGTGTGGAAAGCAGACCATTCTTTATACTTTTCTATAGCATGTAGTATAGCACCAGCTTCATTTTCATTAATTTTGCAGTAAATATTTTTCTCTGGATCTTTCGCATTTGCGCTAAAAGAACCTGTTTTTTTGTTTGAATCCCAACTAGCTTGCTTAATTGATTGAATTAAGAAGGTGGGTTTAGCTGGATTCCCCTCTTTGTCTTTTGTGATAATTTTGAAAGAAAAGGCGCAACCTGTTCCTTTTGAATTTGGTTTGTAAAGATTGTATTGCATATGTCACTATTATATAATAAAAAGTGTAAAATTCTATATGCCAAGGAATATAAATTTACCGAAAGCTAGGGTTTACATAAGAAAAGATATGTGGGGCGGTTCAAGAGAAGAATTTGAGCCTGCATGGTTAGTATCTGTAAGAGCGTTAAGAGGTAGACCTTTTTGTTTCCAGGTGTGGATTGACGATTATTGTGCTTGTTATGATAAAGTTAGACCCGACTGCTTATATTGGAAATTGCCAGAAAAAAATCACGAAGAATTTGATTTAGTCGACGTACAAATGTGGGAATGTTTGTCAAATGATATAGAATTATTCCAAAAAGCTCAACTTGCTGATGTACCTATGTTAGTCAATATGGGAGAAGAGGGATTCAAAGAGGGAAATTACTGGTTTACAATTGATTGTATACCAGAAAAACAATCATTAGGATATGTAGACGTAGGAGACTCTGATTTGCTTGATGAACACAAAGAAATGAACGTCATTCGGCTTAAAAATGGTCAGATAGCTATTTACCCCAACAATAGACTAAAATGGATTCCAGAATCTTTAAGTAGCACCGAGGCTATAAAAAGAATACCTAAATGGAAAGTTGCAGAAAATGCTGTTTGGGATAAAGAGTGGTTAGAACAACCTTTTGAATTGTTTGGGGATAGTGATTGGAGTTATTAAACTTCAAAATTCCCAAAAATTTCGTCTGTAGTTTTGACCAAATCGCATAATTCGTCACCTATCTCTTCTTTAACAATTTGATACATATTAAAGTAATCAAAGTAAGGATAAGTGTCGTCTAAAAATATCAGTTCGTAAACATAAGAACAAAGCATTTCGTACAGTATTAGTTTTGCAGATACTTGTTTATAGCATAAAAAAGTTTCATAAACATCTCCAAATTTATTAAAATGCTTATGATATTTTACGTAGTTTTCTATAAAAATTTTCTCCATATGCTCTGAAGTAGATATACCAGACTTAATAGCGCAGAAGGCTAAATCAAACATAGGATTAGTTCTTCTTGCTTTATGAAAATTAACAAACTTTATCATTCCCGCTCTTTCTAAAATATTTGATTGAGTTAAATGTAAATGACATATAGATGAGGCATTACTACCAACAACCATTTGTTGTTCAATACTTTGTTTTATAAAATTTAAGCATTCACAAATTTCAGGAAAAATATTTAACTCTTTTAGTTCTTTATAGATTTCTTCATCTAAAACTGATTCAAAATCACCGTAATCGTAAATCTCCTGCATGAAATCTTCTGTATAGTCTTTTTTATGAGAAAAGGTTTTTTCATGTAAGTAAGCTAAATTAGCTCCAATAGTTGGTAAATTACTTTGTAAAAATGGTAAGCCAAATTCTTTAATTGGTAATCCGTGTTCAAAAGTTGTCAGTAAATAAGAATAATTTTTACATGAATAAAAATTTAAAAAAGTAGGACTTAAGTTTATTTTTTCTATCTTTTTTAAGATATCTCTTTCTCTTCTAAATATGAAGCTATCGTCTTTATCTCCAATTTTGATACAAAAAGTTCTATCTTTGTGTTTAAATTTATAACTATCGTAAAAAAAACTTCTACCTAATAGAGATAAACTTTCTAAAAACTCAAAAAGATTAAAATTAGTTTTAAGGTATTCGTCAGAACTAAAAATATATTCTAAAAATTCTTTTTCTGTCCGTGATATCGAAACAGTTTCCGTTTTTTCTACTAATCTACCTGATAAATATTCATTTAGTTTCATAACTAATATTAATTTTAGTGAAAGCCAATTCTATTTTTATTAGGAATATTTTGCCCGCTTTTGATTTCTTTGACTGAAATCCCTAATTTATCCGCGAAAATTTGATACACTACAGAGCCAGTTACTGAATGTTTTGTATCTTTTAATGTTTGTCCCCAATCATACAAGATATCTTTGTATTTCGTCTCGTATTCTTTGTATTTTTTATCGTCTTTTTGAAACTCTTTATCTATTAATTTAGATTCCATATCGATAGCCTCTTGAGGTCTTTTAATCTTTAGTTTTTTTGTTTTTGCCCCCGCTTCATCTAAAATATCAAAAGCTTTGTCTGGGAATTTTTTTTCTGGCAAATATTTTTCACATAAATTTACAATAACTTCAATCAGTGTGTCGGAGTATTCTACTGTATGATAAGATTCGTATGATTTTTTTGCAGACTTTAATAATTTTAAAGTTTCTTTTTTAGTGGGTTCTTTTACATCTATCTTTTCAAAACGACGATTTAGAGCACCGTCTTTTTTAAAATATTTTTCATATTCTTCTTTTGTTGTAGCTCCAATACAAGAAATCTCTCCTCTGGATAAGTAGGGTTTTAACATATTTGCAAAATCTAAACCTCCCTCTGAACTACCTGCGCCTATCACAGTATGTATCTCATCAATAAACAAAACACATTCTTCATGCTGTCTTAAAAAGTCTATGATGACTTTAACTTTTTCTTCCATTTGTCCTCTGTACATTGTGCCAGATACCAAACCAGATAAATCTAAAGACAGAAACTGTTTATGTAATAAAAAATCTGGAGCTTTTCTTTGTAAGATTTTTTCCACCATTCCTTCAACAATAGCTGTTTTACCAACACCAGGCTCTCCAACTAAAATAATATTGCTTTTGTTTTTACGTAAAAGGACTTCAAATGAACGATTTATTTCTTTTTCTCTTCCAAATATTTCATAAGTCCCACGGCTACCAATTGTTTCATTTAGAACTTCACAGCAAGAAGCTAAAATTTCAGATACATCTTTTTGTTTTTGTTTGGGTTGTTGGGTTGGATTTGTTGTAGCTTTTTCTTGTTCGATGCCGTTTGATAAAGCATCAATGATTGAAGTTTTTAATTCAGAAGCGTTGATGTTTATAGACTCTAAAAAGGCGCATATATCTTGGCGCATTTCTAGCATTGCCACAAAAATATGATCTACCCCCACATAAGATGAATCAAGAGCTGAAGCAACTTTTTGAGCAGAACTTAATATTTCTTTAATTTCTTTAGAGAAGATTTTGTATTTTCTTTTTCTTTCTTTATACTCAACCAGTAAAGCGCTCATTGTATCTACAACCAAATCTTTTTTCACAAAGCAATTGCGGAAACAATGATCTAATAAAATATGGTCGTCTTCTAAAATGGATATAAATAGGTGTGCGTCAGTCGTTTTGAGATGATTCATCTCATCTGCAATTTGTCTGGCATTCATTAGCGCTTTTTTAGCACTGGGGGTAAGGTTGTATTCTGAAAAATCGCTCATTTAATTTCTGATAATCTTGTGTAAATTTTTTCGTCAAGAATGGAGATTTTTTCTCCAAAAATAATATCTTCACCCTTCGTGCCGTAAATAAACACAATTTGACTTTCTTTAGGTTTTTTACCCCCACTATTAAGGTAATTATCTAAAGTGGCTGATCTTCTATTATTAGCCATCATAAAATTAACTTTTCCATAGTCATCTTGTATTTCAACTCTCATATACTTGTTTCCAGCTCGACTTGTTCTAGATATACAATCTGTAACAACTCCAACATACTTTACACGATCGTTTTGTTGAACTGACTTGAGTTCTAGACTGTTAACAACATTTTGTGTGTCTTGAAAAACATTTTTAATTTCATTAGAGTGGCTATAGCCTAAATACTTACGCTCAAAATACCAATTAGCAAAAACCAAATGTTCTTTGTTTTTGTCATATATTTTGCGATATCTATCGTAATCTCTTTTGAAAGTCTTAAATCTAGACTCTTTCATGATTGGTTTGCCATCATCCGCTGGATAATTTTCTTTTCTAACAAACGCTATTGAATTTAATATGTCGTAGTTTAATTTTTCTCCAAGTTTGGTAAAGTTTCTTTTCTCTCTGTGAGTTAATAAATTAAATGCTTGAGCCTCTAAAACAAGTCTACAACGATTTGGAACACCACTAGAATTATCGCAAAAAGAATCCATCATACCACCTTGAATTAATCCAGATAAAACACCGATATTAATTCCAGAATCTTTTGCAGATAAAAACACATCATATTTATTTTGTTCAATTAATTGAGAGTCTCTAAAGCCAACGATGTTTTCTAAAGTTTTTTCTGAAACACCCTTAACGCTATTTAGACCATATCTAATATCTTTACCTTCAATAGAAAACTCTATTTTTGATTTAGATAAATCGGGTGGCAATAGCTTCATATTAAACAAACATAATTCTTGACTAATTAATGATATCTCTGCATGAGAATCTGGCTCATGCTTTGTCATTTTAAGCAATGAAAGGAAAAATTCTTTTGAATGGTTGAATTTAAGGTATGTTGTTAAAGCCGCAAGTGTAGCATAACTAATAGAGTGAGATTTATTGAAGGAGTAATTAGCTGAATCTTCCGCTACTTTCCAAAGAACATCTCCGACTTGTTTCGGTAAATTGTTTTCCTCTACCTTTTGTTCGATTTTAGCTTTCCAAACTGGCATTTGGTCTACTTTCTTTTTACCAACAATACGTCTAATTTGTTCCGCTTCATCAAGTGTAAAACCAACTTTAACAGCCATCTGCATTAACTGCTCTTGATAGAGGGGAATCCCACCGGTGTATGACAGTATATCATCAAAAAACTCGTGAACGGAATTGAACACGCTTGTTTTTACATAGCTTGCATATGTATCTAAATAATCAAGTGCACCAGGGCGAGCAATAGCAACCACGGCAGATAGTTCTTCAAGATTGCGAGGAGCAATTTTTCTAGCTGCTTTAAAGTTTGTATCCGCTTCAATCTGGAAGAGACCCTTTGGTGCCTCAATGAATTTGAAGTTTTCATATATGTCTGATGATTCGACATCGATAGTATTTATGTCCATATCAAGTTGTTTTAATGTATCATAAACAACAGATAAAGTACGCAATCCTAGGATATCGAATTTTACCATCAAAGATGCTACATCGTTCATGTCATATCCAGAAACATAATTTCCATCATTAGTTTTCTGCATAGGCATTACCTCTTCTATATTATAGAAACTAATAGCAATCCCAGATGGGTGAACGCCAGTATTCTTGTTTAATCCTTCTAGTTTTTTGGCAATGTTAAATACTTGGGGGTTGTCATCGCAAAACTTTTTGAGTTTTTCGCTTTCATCATAAGCTTTTTGTAGCTTAAATACCTTTCCGAACTGCTTTGGAATAGAGGCGCTAATATCATTAACTTCCTCTTCCGAGAATCCCCCTACAATCTTTCCGCACTCTTTTACACATAATTTACTGCTCAATGTGTTTAAAGTTAGTATTTTGCAAGTCTTACCTTTATGCTTCTCTTCAATATATTTGATTACCTCGGCTCTTCTATCGTAACTGATGTCATTGTCCACGTCAGCCAACAAAGAGCCGTCTAGGTACGTTATATCGTCAACAACAGTCTTTTTAGCTCTGCTTTTGGACACAAATCGCTCGAAAAACAGGTCATATTTGATCGGATCAATATTTGTTACTTTTAGTAAAAATAATACCAACGAGCCAGCGGCAGAACCACGACCTGGCCCAGTTGGTATATCATTCTCATGGCAAAAGTTTAAAATATCCCAATTTAGGAGTATGTAATCAATAAATCCAAGCTCTTGTAAAACAGATAATTCCATTTTAACTCTATCATAGTATTCTTGTTTATTATCTAATTTATCTATACCTCTTTGCTTGACTCCCTTTAAGCATAACTCACGAAGTAAATCGTAGTTAGATGATGTATTAGAGATACCTAGCTCATCATAGAATCTTTGTTCTACTTCGATCTCTGGTAATCTAACACCAACTGGCATTGGTTGTTTAAATGATTCTAAATTTCTAATTCCCATATTTGTTTTTGAAATATTTCGAAGTTTTTTTCTATATCGTATAAAGCATCATGTAGCTTTGTTTCATCAAAGTCAATACCGTAATGCTGTAATAGATATTTCTGATTTGTTTTTAAGCCACGCTCTCTATAATTGAGATATCTCAATTGCCAAGCAAGTAAATCATCTTTATCTGGATTTTTATTCTCTTTAGCTATCGCCATTGCTACAGACTTTGTATCGAAACAACGGTTGATGTAATCCTTATGGTTTATCTTGATACCCATTTTTCTACACCAAACATTTAGTATATAGATATCGTAACCCAAAATGTTTTGACCAACAATAAGATTTTTTTTGTCGTAAAGAGCTTTTTGAAAATCCTTCCATACGGTCTTTGGATCTTCAGCGACTGATTCATAGTGATCACGATCAAACCCAGTTACTCTAGCCGCCTCTGGAGAAACGTTGAGGTTATCCCATTTGATAAAGCGGTTATGTTTCTTAACTACTTTTTTGCCCTCACATTCAATCCAAGCTACTTGCCAAGGTTTAGATGTAATTAGATTTAAACCTTCCGTTTCGGTATCGAAAACTATATAGCGTTGTTTAAAGTTGTATCGAAGTAATTCTTCCATGATCCAAAGCAAAATTGGTCGCTGCCAAAGTGGTCTAGTCCAGGGTTTGATAGATCGTAACTTCTACCTATCCTGCGGTTACATATTAGTTTGTAAGTTTGGAAAGCTAAAACATCTTCTTGTTTTCGGTAATATATAGATTTAGCTTGTATTAGTTCATTTGAGTGATTTTCGCAATATTTTAGTATTTTTTCGTGAATCAAACAATCAAAGGGAAGATTGTTATCCTCTATCAGAAACGGAACATTGCTTGGTAAATCAATTATACAATTAGAAAAAGTTGTTAGATTTTTATGTATAAAAGAGTCATAAAACGGAACAACATATTGTAAATTGCTGGTTGAATCCCAAGGCTTCGTTATTTTAATATCTGACTGTTGTGTATAAAGGTTATACAACTCTTTAGCTCCAGCATCACCATTTGCAAATGCAACCATTTTACTTTCGGATTCTTCGCTATGGTCATCGTTATACATAGAGAAACGCAAACCAAAACGTAACCTATCTTCAAACTTTCTAAAGGCCTCTGGGAAACCTGTCATATTATCTTCGACGAAGTAAACCTCTTCGAAGTCTTTTGTTAACTCGTGTACATCATCTATTCGTAAAATGCTTTTACCTATAGAAGAATGTGTTTTAAATAATGGAATCATATCACCAATATAAATGGTAATATCAATTTGTCAAGTGTTTGGGGCAACCTTTATAATATTTTACAAAGGATTTGCCACCTTCTGGAATCATAGACTTTTCAAACTCATCTTGGAAACAAGACGACATAAACTCTCCGTCTTTGTCAAAAATTTGGACATAGTAAAAATCAAACTTAAAGGGGCAATGCCACATAAGAGAACCGTCTTTTTTAAGTTGACCTTTTTCTTTTGCAAATCCACATTGAAGTTTGCCACCAAAAGAACCATCATCTGGAAAACCTTTATCGTATGCAAAATTTGAGTTGGCATCTATTTCGTCAAAGTTTTCTAAATACTCTTGAATGTTAGCTAATTGTATTTCAAAACCTTCTAGGTCATCTTCGTCCAAGGGTTTCATTTTCAGTAACCCTTCTTTTTTCAAATTAAATTTTAAAAATAAAAATTCAGAGTTTCTATTAACGTATTCTGGGAAAAGATGTTTGACGGCTAGGCAATAAATGTAGTCTTGTAGATTGTCTTCTTTTTCTTTACCTTCAAATATTTTTTTGCTTGTTTTATAATCTCTTATTATTGCTATTTTTTTCTCTTTGTATAAAAACAATTGATCTATGAAACCTCTAATGTGGTAACCATTTTTTTCTATATCAAAGTCTAATTCTGCGTGGGCTTCATCTGGTATTCCTAAATCTTCCCCATGAAAGTTGCAATTCAAACCATTTAAAATCATTTGTTTTATTAAAGTCATATTATCTTCGTCTGTGACGCCAAGCTCTGTGGCATCAGCCATAATTAAGTCCTTGACCGCTTTAGCCGCAAATGGGTCTTTAGCTTTTACAATTTTATTAAATTGGGTTTTTGTTTTTTGTTTTGAAAGGTGTTCGAATACGTTATGACAAACAGTTCCTCTTTTAGCGCCATCATTATTAGTATCTGGTAATTTTTGAACATATTTATTCCAATATATCCAACTACATGACTGCGCTGTTTTGATGCGACTTGCTGATAATTTAACTTCCATAAATGTCCCAAATTTTTTCGAAATAGTAATGAACAATAGTCATCACAAACGAAATGAAAATACCAAAAAGGGTGACATGCCAATCCCCAAACCACATCCTAGCCATTAGGGTGCACAAAATTATTGAGAGAACTCTCCATATTACTACCTTTTTCACGAATTTAATATTTTAATTAGTTTTTTACAATTAGCATTTTTTGACAAGTTGCTATTTTTCTTTATCTCTTCTGTAATCCATTTTTGGGTGTTACTGTTTGATAAATTCCACTTGTTTCGTCTATCGTACCACTGTGTAAACATACTAATATTAGATGGGTTTTTTTCTAACATTTCTCCAAAATCATTTTCTAATGGTGGGTTAACGCATATCTGATTTAAGTCATATATTTGGGCTAATTTAGCGACAGTTTTAACTGTAGCTTGTCCACCAGAATTTGTTTCTTTGTGTTTGTCGTTGTTCATTGAAACAATAATTTTGTCCAATGAAAAAGTATTTAAATATGCCATTAGTTTAGATGAGATGTCCAGACCAGCGAGCATTAAAACATTTTTAAATCCAGCTTCATATAAAGCCATGCAATCTCCAATACTTTCTACTAGAATAACCTCATTGGTCTCTTCTATATTGTTGTAGGCTAGGTGGTGTGGGTAAACCCAATCCGTTTTGCGACCCATATGTTTCCATTTTGGTATATTATCGCCTTCCACAACAGTTCTACCAGAGAATCCGTGTATTTGATTGTTTAAGTCGTAAATTGGGAAAACTATACGCCTATACATTTTACCTCCACCAGCATAACCACATTCAAAAGTTTCTTGTGTTTCTTTACTAATGTTTTTTCTCTCGTAAAAATCTCTTATAGGTAAGAGCTTGTCTAATGAAGATTTGGGATAAATTTTTTCCATTTCTATTTTTTCTTCTTTGGGTTTAGGTTTATATTCGCCAATTAATTTAGCATCAAAGTATTCTTTTAATATATTGGGGTCTTCAGTATTTAAAGTTTGCTTTACTAGCGCTTGAAATGGTTTAGGTTCACTATCTACCCCAAAATCTCTCCATACCCCAGTATCTTTGTACACTAAAACAGAAGTGCTTGTTTTACCATTGCGATATATAGCTCTAGTTCTCCAATGATTGCCACAATCTTGAAGCTTATAGCCTAATTTCTCTAAAGATTGTTGATAATTCATATTAGATGTCGTCAAAGCTAGGAACCGAATCGTCTATTGACATTTGTAAATCTCCACCACTTTCTCTGAAGCTTACGATATCCCGTAAGTCTCCTTTTTCAGATATATTAAAGTTTCTAAATTCTAAATTAATAAAGTTTCTTCTCAAGTTGTCGTTTACTTGAACGGGTTCTATTGCACCTGCAATATCTTTACCCAAGTGTCTAGACTTAACATTAATTAATTTATGTGTTCCAAATGAAGAACCTTCGTTTTCTATCTCATCATTTGTTTTTTGTCGTAAAATAAACATGTGAGAACAGAATTGAGTAATCCTATCAGATAGAGAAACTACAGATTCATCATCTACAATGTTTTGTGAGTTTCTATTGTTTGTGATACCACTACGATTTGATTGTACTGAAGTAATCATAGGTATGACTGGAGAACCATCTTCTAGTATTTCTTTTTGAATACATTTCTTGAATTTATCCACCATTTCGCCTACAATCTGCCACTCATTTTTTTGGCTTTTTTCTGATGTTGTTTTGATGTAGTCAAAACTAAAAACCATTCTATTACCTCTTCCGACTTTGGAATAATAAAATCTCTTCAAAGTGTTAATCATCTGATCAACATCCATACCACCAACATTGTAGTAGTAAAATTTTAGTTTTTTAACCTTTTGCCAAACTTCACGAACCTTTTGAACTACATCGTCTCCAGCTTGACGCCACCTACCACTTTCTAGTAGATATGAAGGCACTCCAGAGAAAGCAGAACATTGTCTAATTATAAGCTCTTCTTTACTCATTTCTCCATTATCGAAGTGTAAGACTGGTACATCGTAAGTTGATGCAACCTTTGTTGCATAGTCCATACAGAATTGTGTTTTACCTACACCAGATCGAGCTACAATAACTGTAATGTTTCCAGGCCTTAAAAGAGAGCCGTATATATCATTGATTTTTTCGTGCGGACCCATCATACCAAACTCGGTCATTGGATTATTACCACGATCTTCTATAAATGATTCCATTTCGTCATAAATGTTTTCTGGAACATTTGTACCGACCTCAAATAGATTTATATTCTTGTTGAATATTTGGTCTGCATTTTCTAAAATTTTACTATAAGGAACTTCTGCACTTATAGATTTCATTGAATCTATAATCTTTTCAGCTGATTTAGAGATGCTTCTTCTAGCACTTAACTTTTTAAGTTCTTGAATACTAGATTGTATTTTATCATCTCCATGAATCTTCCTCATTGAAAGAGACCTTACATAATCCAAAACATTGATATCTTCCTCAAACTTAATCCCCAAATCTTTAATTCTTTGGGTAAGAATAACTTCGTCAATACTCTCTCCCTTTTGAACAGCCGATTTTAAGACAGTAAATAATGTTTTGTGTAAAAGCGAGCGTTCTGCAAAAAAATCATTTTGATTAATGATGTTTAAATAATTTACTAATAACTTGGGTTTCTGTATAAATACCGCAAGTATCTGTTTTTCTATCTCATAACTATATATCATACGGGTTATTATGAGAGATAAAATTGATTTGTCAAGTTTTTATTGCTCTGGATCGTCTAAAAGTAAAGTAGCCTCATTTTCTTGTAAATATTGCTCTAGTGCTTTTTGTAATGCGTATTCCACAACTGTTGAGTCAAATTTACTAAATATTACTGGTTCGCCATTTTCTGATGCATAAGCTAAAACTAAACCCTTGTAAGCCCCTTCTTTACCTGTTAATTCATATAATTCATTAAGGACTTTTTCTGGTAAATTGAAATTTTTAAACTTTAAAGCCATCGTATAATTTACACTATAGACAGGATTTTATCAAAATATTCTTCGGATAATTCATCATCTGGGTAAATTTCTATCAGTTTGATCTGATTTAGTTCACAAAATTCTATTTTTTTGTTATCTCTACGTATTTGACGTACAAAATTAGCTCTGGTTTTGTGAAAATGCTTAACAAACTGCAAATGTTGAGCTCCCTGCACTTCAATTGCTATTTTTTTGGTATGATTGTAGAAATCTAGGCTTAATTGAGTGCCCGCTACCTTAAACTCCTCATATACGGCATCGTAGCGCCAATGTTTGTACAAATAAGATCTTACTGTACGTTGGAATTTGCTTCTACATTTTCCATTCCATTTGATTTTGTACCTGTGTGCATTTCTAACAGGTTTTTCTTTACCGTATAAGGTTATAAAGTTCACATTACACTAGTTCTGCTATATTTTTTTTAAAATAATCGATTAAAAAACTGCAAAGAGCTTCGTTTTCTTCGATTAATTTAAATAGATTAGCTTCTCCTTGTATCTTTTCTGGTAGATCTGGAGAGGATTCTTCTACCAATTCTCTAAATTCTTCTTCAATTGTAATCCAAGCACCTTTTTTGGTAACAAATTCCCACATATAAAGCAAATCAACCAATTCTTTCTCTACCCAAACAGATTTTCCACCAGTTCTACCGTACCTAATTGGGTAAGCGATTGTATTATTAGTTTTTTCGTTGGGTGATTTTTTAATTGTAGCCTTTGCCCAATGTCCAATAATGGGGTTGGTTTTGGGATCTGGTTGTTTAATAGATGGGTTTTGTAGCATTAAATCAGATTTAAATCTTGGCTCAAACTCTATAATATAGTTGGCAAAGTGTAATAAAGCATTACCGCCCGTTGCTGACGTTTGACGTATCGGAGCCTTTGTGTATGGATCTAATTTGATATCTGCCCTCACTTGACTGATAAAAATAGCCATATGACCCCTTTTTGCAAGAGATATGGACATTCTCTTCATAAAGTTAGCTGCAATTACAGCTCCACCTGCAACTTTGTTAGAATCATAGAAAGATTTATCTATATCTTGTTTAGAAATTAAACCATCCACCGAATCTAGAATAAAGCAATATTGGTGTTCATCTTCATTTTGTTCTACTAAAGTTTTGATCGCATCAACGACAACCTCGTAAATATTACTTTCAAAGACGAAGCAAGTAC